AGGTGAAGGCTGAAAGCCGATACACGGGGAACCTGTTTCTCGAGACGTGGTCAAACCGCAATCTCAGCAACCGCCATTCACATGCCGAACGCGGGTCGAACCCCGGCTGGATGTTCAAGCTGAAGGCCGACTTGCTTCTCTACCACTTCCTCGACCGGGATGAACTGCACACGCTGGATTTCTTCGCCCTGAAGCAGTGGGCCTTCATTGAAGGCAATCTCTGGCGCTACGAGGAAAAGCCCCAGAGCCGCCGCGACCAGTTGAACGACACGTGGGGGCGCTGCGTTCCCATCGCTGACCTGAACGACGCTGGCATCATCCTGAACACGGCAAAGCCACTGGCCTTGCAGAACAAGCAACTTGCGGAGGCGTTTTAATGGCGCGCATCAGAACCATAAAGCCTGGGTTCTTTCGCCACGAAGAACTGTTTGAGGCGGAACAGGCATCAGGCTTTCCGCTGCGGCTCATCTTTGCGGGCCTGTGGACGGTTGCCGACCGGGAAGGGCGCTTTGAGTGGAAGCCCCGCGCCATCAAGCTGGACGTGCTGCCTTACGACCCTATCGACTTCGCTGCCGCCCTTGAGGCGCTCGCCTCGTATGGCTTTGTCGTCAAGTACAAGGTCGGTGCGCGCACGTTCGCGCACATTCCAAGTTGGCACAAGCACCAGCAAGTAAACGTAAGGGAATCCAAGTCTGAAATCCCTGCACCTGTCGAAACAGGTGAAAGCACGTGCATGCACATGCCTGAGCAAGTGCAAGTCCGTGGGGAACAGGAACAGGAACAGGAACAGGAACAGGAACAGGAACAGGAAGGGGAAGGAGTTAGAGAGGCGCGCGAACAAGTTCGCGCTGACCCACCAGAACCCCAAATCCTTGCCAAGCCCGTTTTGAAAAAACCAAGCCGCGAAGCTCGCGGAACCCGCTGGCCTGCCGACGCGGTCGTGCCCGACGATTGGCTGGAAGACGGCGAAAATGCGCGGATTGAAGGCCAGTTGCCTGCCATCGACTTGCGCGCCGAGGCCACGAAATTTGCCAACTACTGGGCCGCAAAAAGCGGCGGCGGGGCCACGAAAATCGACTGGAAACGGACGTGGATTAACTGGGCCTTGAACGCCCACGGAGCGCGAAATGGTCAACGAAATAGCGGAAAATCGCAACTCGAACAGCTTTCCGACATTGCCCGCCACGGGTTTGCCGCAGCGCGCGTCATCGACTGACGTTGCCCGGCTCTTGGCCCGCTGTTTGGCGAATTACGGCGAGCGACGAGGCGCGGACATGCGGCTGATGGCGGCGGAATGGCACGCAAGCCTCGGGGCCTATCCCGCCGAACGGCTGAACGCCGCCCTGACCGAACACATCCGCCGCTCGACCTACTGGCCCACCGTTGCCAATCTGGTGGACATCATGCGCGAGCAGATGCCGCCACCGGGACTGCCGCGCCATCTCCAGCTTGAGCAAGATTTCTGCCGCGACGGGCGAACCGAAGCCGAAGAGATGGCGCACCGCGCAGCACAAGTCCTTCGCTGGAAGGCCGACATTGGCTTTCAGAAGGTCGTGGACGGCGGGGAGGCACCTTCGGCTAGCGCTGCACCCGCCAGTCAGTTTCCGGGCGTCAGCGAGGCCCTGAAGGCCAGCGTTGCGGCACAGCGTGCCATCGCACAGCACAACAGCAGAACCAATTACGGGACACAGGAGGGTGATAACAGATGAAGTTGACATTTGAGTGGGACCCATGGCGCGGCGAAGGGCTGATTGATAAATCAGACGCTCGCTTTTTGGTCGACGAAGCGTCGTGCAAGAATGGCGACCTGATGGCTGTGCTCGATTTTCTTGTAGACGTGCAATACGAGACACGTCGCCTTTATAAGAGGCTGCTGAGAGCAAAAGTTCGCTCAAAGTGTGGTGACAAATGCTTGCATGACGAGGTTGACGAGCTTGTTGGCGGGGATAGGCCCCAATGAAGCGCCAGCCCGACGACCAGCCCCCCGACTTTGGCCCCCACGAAGCCCGCCAGCACGCGCATTGGGTCTTCGAACAGCCAGACCCTCGTGACCGTTCCACCCGCCGTGTCAGGGTGGAGCAGGACATGGTGGATTGGTACTTGCGGCGCTCCTACCTCGACACCCATGAAGCCGACGCCTTGAAGCGTTGGCACGCCGACGCCTACCTGGCGGGGCTGCTTCCCGCCTGTGTCGGCAGCTATCAGCAGGCTATCAGCGGGGCGACGGGCGACCTGTCGAACACCCGCCTTGCCGCCCAAGCCCGCCGTGACCATGCTATCTCGGCCCTCATGACCCTGCACCGTCATGCGGTCCAGTTGGTGGATGCGGTCGCCCTATCCGGTATCAGCGCCGGGCGGTGGATGATGCAGCACAATGGGGGTTCACCCAACGAAGCCCTGAACCTCCTGCGGCATGCGGCAACCGCCCTGGCCAAGCACTATGGCTTCAGGACATAAATCCGCTTGCAGCCGAAAAAGAACTAATTCAGAAAACGTGTAGCGGGCGAACTGCGTACTGATTCGCGTTTGCCCGCCGTTTCTCCACTCCTCCGTTACGACAAACTTGAACAGGCGTTCGCGGGCCTCGGGCCTTGCGCGCGCCTGTTCTTTTCAGGTGTCCCCGCATGGCTGACCGGACCATATTGCTGGCCCAGAACAAGCGCCATGCCACCCGTGGTCTGTCTGTCGTCAACCCGCAGGAGTTCTTGGCCTACCAAGAAGACGACGACAACCTGACCTATATCGTCGATATGGGGGCTTACCTTGACGGGGCCACCATTGTCTTGGTCACAAGGACACCGACCGGGGTTGTGATTTCAAACGCCTCGAACACGACGACCCGCCTGACGCAGCGCCTGGCTGGCTATGGCCACGTCGATTTCCGGGTGCAGACTTCCGCCGGCGATACTGAACAATTTCGGGTCTATATCCAGCCTCGTGCGGCAAACCCCGCTTTTTTTTTAACGGCTGGTAGCGGCGGCGGGATTACTGCGCTCGACGGGGACAAGGGCGACGTTATCGTTTCCAGTGCTGGTTCAACGTGGACGTTGGACCCGACTGCGGTCGCGAGCCTGAACGTCTTTACGTCAAGCCTCAAGGGTATCACCCCGGCCTCTGGCGGCGGCACGACGAACTTTTTGCGCGCTGACGGCACATGGGCAACCCCGCCGGGTGGTGGGGGCGGTGGCGGTGGCCCGGTCAGTGACGCCGATTATGGCGACATCACGGTTTCCGGGACTGGCACGGTCTGGACGATTGATAACAACGCCGTGACCTTGGCCAAAATGGCCGACATGGCGACGGCTAGCCTGATTTACCGGAAGACAGCCGGAACGGGCGACCCGGAAGTCCAGACGCTGGCAACGCTCAAGACTGATTTGGGCCTGACCGGCACCAATTCTGGCGACCAGACAATCACGCTTACCGGCAACGTCACTGGTTCGGGCACCGGCTCGTTTGCCACGACGATTGCAGCAGGGGCGGTTGGTCTATCGCAAATGGCCAACATGGCCACCTCAAGCCTGATTTACAGAAAGACGGCGGGTTCGGGTGCGCCTGAGGTCAACACCCTGGCCACACTGAAAACCGACTTGGGCCTGACGGGAACCAACAGCGGTGACCAGACTATAACCCTCACGGGTGACGTGACGGGGTCGGGCACGGGGTCGTTCACCACCGCCATTGGCGCAGGGGTCATTGTAGACGGCGACGTGAATGCCTCGGCGGCTATCGCTTACAGCAAGCTGGCCAGCATGACGGGCGGCAGCGTGCTGTTGGGCAACGCCTCAAACGTCCCGACCGTGACAGCCCTGACGGGTGACGTGACAGTCAGCAATGCCGGGGTGACGGCGATTGGTACGGGCGTCATCGTGGACGGCGACGTGAATGCCAGCGCCGCGATTGCCTTAAGTAAACTCGCCACGCAAGGCGCGCGCACTTTTGTCGCCAACAGCACATCATCCACTGCCGTTCCGACGGCTGTCTCCGTCGCCACGGCGCAGGGCATGGTCGGCCAGTTCGATACGGTGTCGGCGGTCAACAGCGCAACGATTGACGCAGGTATCAATCACATCCGCACGGCGGGCTATTACGCGACCGGCGACGGTGGCGGGGCGCTGTACAAGCGGGTGGCGTCAGGAGCTGCTGGTGCGGGTACGCCACGCATCACCTCGAACAGTGCGGCGACCATCTGGGAACTCGACCTTGATACGGTCAATGTCCTGCAATTCGGTGCCTACAACAACGACACGAATGCGGCCACGACATTGAGCGCGTTTCAGGGCGCGGCGGCATTTTCGAAGTCCGTGTATATTCCGCCCGGAACCTATCTGATTAGCGGGACGGTCACGGTCACGCTCAACGGCCAGAGGTGGTACGGGGACGGGTTTGACGCCTGCATCGTGAAGAGCAACAGCACGACGCTGCCCATGTTCACGATTACCGAATTTTTGAACAACACGGTCATCGAGTCGTTCAGGCTCACGCGCAGTGTTACGGCCACCAGTGGTGCAAACGGCATCGACCTACAGAACAAGGTTGTTGGACAAACGCGGTTTCAGAACCTCCTGGTCGAAAAGCAATGGGACGGGTTTAGTATCGGGCCGACAGATTGGTCGGAGATTCTGGACTGCATATCGCAGCAGAACCTGAACAACGGGTTTTACATCCGCAACAAAAACACGGCGGCGGCAACCAGCGGGCCGTGCCAGTGGAACCTGACCAACTGCCTGTCCCAAATGAACACTGCGCGCGGGTTCTTCTTTCAGTCGCAGACCGGCCCGTCGCAAATGATTGTCGGCCCCTTGAAGATGTGCGCCACGTTTGGCAACAGCGGTGTTGGTGTCGGATTCGTTGGCAGTGCGACGGTGCCCATCAACGACGCCCGCATATTTGGAGGGTTCTACGGCTCGGACGGAAATTCCGAACTGTACCTTGACACCTACGGCGACCAGATTCTCATTCAGAACTGCTTCCTTGAGCGGTCGGGCCTTGACCCGACAGGCCCGACACTGGCAACGCCTGCATCAAACCTGGGTTCTGGCCTTGAACTGACGGTCAACAACACGGGCGCAATCATCAACAACGTCCATAGTTATGACAACAGCCAGGACGGCATTGCATCATCGGCCACCAAGATAACGGTGACCGGCAGTCGCTGCGACAACAATGGCCGGGCGTCCGGCGCAGGGCGGCGCAATGGTGTCTACGTTGTCGCCGGGCGGGCCACAATTACCGGCACCATTTGCGGAAATACCAGCGGCTCGCCGCAATCGTTCGGCATTCGCTGCGCCGACGGAAACAACGTCACTGCAATCGGTTGCGACCTGAACGGCAACGGCACGTCGAGCTTTGACATCACGTCCAACGCCAACAGTCTGACGGTGGTGGGCTGCCTGCCAAATACGCTGAATACGGAAATTCCCATCCTTCAGGTCAATGCCGGGAGTGCAACCGCCCCGACCATCACGACGGACGGCGACCTGAACACTGGCTGGTATTTCCCAAATGCTGACACCGTAACGGCCACAACCGGCGGAACGAGACGGTTTGGCATCCTCGGTGGCGCTTATGCGGGCCATGCTCACCTCGGGTCTTTGAATGATGCTCCATCTGCCAACGACAGGAGTTCAAGCCCAGTTTTCAATATGATGGCCATCAACACGAACGGCATGGGTATTTGTTCGTTTGGCGACCTGACCAACACGCTTGGGTTTGTGACCAACAGCGCAGAGCGCATGCGGATTGAATCGACGGGCAACGTGCTTGTGACTAGCCAAGCACTCGGCTACGGCACAGGCTCAGGCGGTTCGGTCACGCAGGCAACGTCAAAGGCTACGGGTGTCACCCTCAACAAGTCGAACGGGCAGATAACGCTGAATGCTGCGGCATTGGCCGGAGACACAACCGTCTCCTTTACTTTGACCAATAGCGTCATCGCCGCCACGGATGTGCTGGTGCTGAATCACGTCAGCGGAGGCACCGCAGGTTCGTATTTGCTCAACGCTCAGGCAGCCGCCGGTTCGGCCACAATCAACGTGCGCAACATCACGACGGGCAGCCTGTCAGAGGCCATCGTGATTGGGTTCGCGGTCATCAAGGCAGTCACATCATGACAAACAAAACACGCATCCTCTCCGACGATTGGCACACCTTCAACACCATCGCCACGGTCGAAGACTGGAACCCCGTCCCCGGCTCAAGCCAGGTGTGGCTGCGTTCAGACGACGGCACCCGCATTGTTGTGGCACGGCATGACGTGGAGCCGGTTGCGCAATAAAGTGTAAAATGCTCGGCGAGAGCACGAAAGAATATTTCAGGACATGACGAACAAACACGGTTTTCAGCCGGGAAACACTCTGGGCGGCAGAAGCAAGAAAGACTTGGAACTCGAAGCCCACGCACGGCTTCACGCCAAGCACGCCATCGACGTTGCCGCACAAATCCTGCTGAACACCGAAGCCAGCAACTCCGACAGGCTCAAGGCCGCACAACTCATTCTCGACCGGGGCCACGGCAAGCCCAAGGAACAAGTGACCGTCACGCATGAACGTCCAGTTACCGAATGGACCGAAGAACAACTCGACGCAGCTATTGCTGGCCTTGCAGGAGAAGCGCGCAAGGGTGAAGGCGCGGCAAAGTCTCATTGAGTTCACGGAATACAGTTACGACCGCTACAAGACCGCAAACCACCACCGGGTCATTGCCGGTCACCTGGAACGGGTCGAGCGGCGCGAAATAGACCGGCTCATGCTCTTGGTGCCCCCGCGCCATGGCAAATCGGAAATCGCCTCACGGCGCTATCCGGCTTGGGTGTTGGGCCGCAACCCGACCCGCCAGATTATCAGTGCCAGTGCCAGTGAAAGTTTCGCCCATGACTTCGGACGTGAAGTCAGGAACATCATCCGGGACGAACCCTACAGAAGACTGTTCCCCCACGTCGAACTTGCCGACGACAGCCAGGCTTCAGGCCGCTGGCACACAAGGCACGGTGGAATATTCTATGCGGTTGGTGTTGGCTCGCAGATTCTCGGCAAGGGCGCGGACGAGTTCATCATCGACGACCCCTTTGGCTCCATGGCCGACGCCCAAAGCCCAGTCGAACGGCGAAGGGTGAAAGACTGGTATCAGGGCAGCGTCTACAATCGTCTTATGCCGGGTGGGGCCGTTATCCTCATCAACCACCGCATGCATGAAGACGACTTGTCGGGCTATTTGCTGGAACAGCAGGCCAACGGCGGCGACCGGTGGGAAGTGGTGGAGCTGCCCGCCATTGACGACGAAGGCCACGCTTTGTGGCCTGAAGCCTATCCGATTGACGCCTTGCAGCGCATCAAGCGCAACACGCTGCCGCGCTTCTGGTCGGCGCTTTACCAGCAAGACCCGCAGCCCGACGAAGGTACGTTCTTCAAGGCCGATTGGTTCAAGCGCTACGACGACCTTCCCAAGGTCAACGTCTATGGCACTAGCGACTTGGCGGTCACCGACGAAGGGGGCGACTACACGGAACATGCGGTCTGGGGCATTGGCCCTGACAGCACCATCTATGCGCTTGATTGGTGGCGTGGGCAGACGAATGCCAGCGTCTGGATAGACAAGCAACTGGACCTGGTAGCGAAGCACAAGCCGCTCATCTGGTTCAGCGAGGCGGGCGTCATCAAGCGCGCCATCGAAGGCGTCCTCGACCGCCGCATGACTGAACGCAAGACATGGGTTGCAATGGAGTGGGTCAGTTCCATTCACGACAAGCCCACGCGGGCGCGGGCGTTTCAAGCTCTAGCTGCAAACGGGAAAGTAGCGTTTCCGAAAGCCCCGTGGGCGAATGACATCATTGACCAGTTGGTGCGGTTTCCGGCTGGCAAGCATGACGACGCAGTGGACGCCTGCAGCCTCATCGGGCGCGCGGTCGCTGACACGTCGAGTGCCGTTTACAGGCTGGCGGCCCCTCCCAAGGGTGAAGACCGCTACGCCCGCACGCGGTCCTTGGCGGCACAGCAGAACTGGAAGACAGCATAATGGCTTATGACCAGAAAGAAGCGGACGCCTATCTTGCCGACCTCAAGCGCAAAGCGACGGTCGCCATGGATATGCTGGACCGCGCGCGCCGGGACGCTCAGGTCTGGCAGAACTACTATGACGGTATCCAGTGGACCGACGCCGAACGCCGCACGCTCGAGGCGCGTGGCCAGCCCGCCCTTGCGTTCAATCATGTGAAGCCTGCCGTCAACGCCATCATCGGCATTGTGGAGCGCGGAAGAACCGACCCGAAGGGCTGGGGCCGCACGCCGAAGGACCAAGATAGCGCCGAAGTCGCCACGGACGGGCTGCGCTATGTGGCGGACGTGACGCGCTTCCAGACCAAGCGCCGCGATTGCCTGAAGGACTTTCTGGTCTGGGGCATTTGTGCGGGTGTCACGGAAATAGCGGAAGGGGCTGAGATTGGCCTGCGCCGCATCCGGCCTGAAGAGTTCTTCTACGACCCGTACAGCCGCGACACGGACTTTGGTGACGCAAGGTACATGGGCATAGCGAAGTGGATGGACGAGCAGGACATCATCGACCTGTACCCTGACCAAGCCGAAACCATCCGCACCTCGTTCAATTACGACCAATCGGCAAGCGACACCTACCGCGACCGACCGAAGGACGGCTGGGCGTGGGTGGACAGCCGGGCGCGCCGCATCATGTGCTTTGAGATGTACAAGCGCAAAGGCGGCGACTGGGAGAAGTGTGTGTTCGTCTCGGGCGGCATCTTGGAAAGCGGCCCCAGCCCGTTCCTCGACAGCAAGACCGGACGCCCGCGGTGTGCCATCCTTGCGCAGTCGGCTTACGTGGACATCGACAACTGCCGCTATGGCATTGTCCGCGACATGCTCGGCCCGCAGGACGCGATTAACAAGGCGCGTTCGAAGGCCGTGCATATCCTGAACGTGGCGAAGCTCAGGGTTGACCCCGGCGTCATCGACATTGATACGGTCAGGCAGCAGTGGGCGAAGCCAGACGGGATTATCGAAGCACGCGAAGGGCAGATTGAGGAACTGGGCGACCGGAACCTGGCCCCCGGCCACCTCGAACTCCTGCGGGACGCCAAGGAAGAAATGCGCCGGCAAAGCCCGACACCTGGCATTGTCGGTCGGCAGGGGGCCAGCCAATCGGGCCGCGCCATTCTGGCTGAACAGCAGGCGGGCTTGACCGAACAGGCCCCGCTTCTGGCGCAGTTCGATGATTGGACGCTGCGTTGTTACAGGGCCTTCTGGGACGCCATCAAGCAGTTCTGGAACGAGCCGAAGTGGATACGGGTGACCGACGACGAGAATGCCCCGCGCTTCGTGGGTTTGAACGTGCCCCAGCCTGCCATGGACCCCATGACCGGCATGCCGCAGATTGACCCGATGACGGGACAGCCTGCCATGCAGATGCAGAACGCGCCCGCCGACATGGACGTGGACATCGTCATCGACTCGACCCCGGACACGGCAGTCATTCAGGAAGAGCAGTTCCAGCGTTTGGCCGAACTGGTGCAAGCGGGCATGCCGATTCCGCCCGACGTGCTGATTGAAGCCTCGAGCCTGCCCAAGAAACGCTTGCTTCTGGACAAGCTGAAGCAGGCGCAGGAACAGCAGGCGCAAATGGCCCAGCAGCAGCCCAATCCGGCCATGGTGCAGATTGAGGCGGAAAAGGAAAAGCAGGCGCTCATCCTTATGGCCAAGCGGGAGCAAATGGCCATGGACGCCGAAGCCCAGCAGCAGCAAATGGTCCGCCAGCAGCAAGCCGAAGACATGAAGCATCAGCGCGACATGCAGTT